GTTGAGCTGCTTGTAGGCCATCTTCATGCGCTCCAGCTGCAGCGACAGCTGCTTGTAGCTGCCGTCAGCGGCCTGCATCATCTTGGTCTCGTTGTTGAGGATGCGCTGGACCTCTGCCTTGGCGGTCTTGAGCTCCAGTTCCTTGCGGAGAAACTCGTCAGCGGTGATGGTGGAGTTCTTGTAGGCATCCTTGTTGTCCTTCATCTCCTTGTTGAGCCTTGCCAAAGCGGCCACGTTCTGGTCATAGGTGCCGAGGATGTTCTTGGCGATGTCGAGCGCACTTTGGTTCAACTGGTAGGCCTCACGCTGCGTCTTGTTCAGCTTCTCCTGCTCGGCCAACTGACGTGAGATGGTGTTGGTGGTGTTGCCCAACGCGGTCTGCAGCTGGTTGCTCGCCGTCTGCATCTGGTTGGTCGCCGTGACCATCTCACGCGACTGAACCTTGATGAGTTCATCAAGTTTCTCCACGTCGCCGACAACGGACACCTTGACATTGATGCCCTGGACCATAGACTGGCAGATATCCACATACTTTGACTTGACGCTCTCCATGGTGGCAAGGAAAGCGGTCAACTCCGCTTTCGCCTCGGGAGCGACAAGGTCGTCTATTCTAATACCCATAATGATGTTATGCTATAAATAGTGAATGTACTCGATAATCACACCGCTGCCGCCTGTGTCGCGGCAGTTGAATGTATACGTCCCGTCATCACGCAAGCGCAGCTCCATGATGCACTCGCTGAGGATGGCGGCTTTCTTGGCAAGCGACTTCATGCGCTCGTACTCGCTCGCCCGCTTCTTGTTCTCACACCCGCAACTCATAAGCCGCACTCGTTAAAGAAGTCCTGCAGATGAGGCAACAGGTACTCCTCGTTGAAGTATTGAACGGATGTGCCCACAAGGTCGAACAGCTCGTCACCGTACTTTCCGAGGATGCTCGGACCGTCACCGCTCTCGACAACACGCAACTCTATCTGCCTGTCGCCGCTGACGGTGTAAATCTCGCTGTAGAACTTGCCGTTGATGAACAGGTTCGGCACGTCATAGGGTCGGGGAGGAAGACCCAGCAAAGAACTCGACATGGGCGGCGTGATGGCGCCCTTCCATGCCTTGTATCCCTCGCTGTCGTGGTACCACATGCCTGGCTCCTCAAAGAACGGGTCATCGTCATACGACGGGGTGATGTACGTCCCGTCGCCGCGAAGACCGCTGTACATCTGCTCGGTGACGAGGTGGACGAACACGCCCTGGTTGCGCTCCATGCACTCCATGCACTTGTCCTCAAAACCCTCTACCCAGCGTTTGACGGCTTCATATACTTCATCGAAAGTTGCCATGTCTGTAAATAATAAATCTGGGCGATGCGAACTTCATCACACCGCCCAGAGGTTGGTCACTTCTTATCCACCTTTGAGGCGGGTTTCTTCTTGCCCTGCTTGGGAGGGCACATCAGGTCGTACGTGTCGGCAAGAATTTTCCTGCGCTCTTCAATGGGCCTGTCAAGCCAGAAAACTTCCTCAAACTCCTTGACGAAGCCTTGCTTTCCCATGGGAACGCACGCCGACTCGACGAAGTTGACACCCTCGACAATCATCCCGTGATGCCGTAGATGCTGGCAGTGTAGAGTGCCGACGGAGCCTTCAACGAGGGCGTTGCACCCTGGTTGAGAGTCAGCGTCAGTACCTCGTTGTCACTGTCATAGGTCGCAGCGGAGATGCCGTTGATGGCAGATGCAGCAGCGGTGGCAAGAGCCGTGCCGTACTTGGCGGTCACGTCGTAGCCGCCGACCTTCTCGACGAGCTTGTACTTGTTGGTAGCGCCAGTGGGTGCCAGCTCGACAGGAGTCAGCATGACGAGAGCGTCCTTCAGGCTGAAGTCCAGCTCAACGAAGTCGAAGTCCTCGATGGCGTCGCGGGCGTTCTCGAACGCGAACGATACCGTCAGGGTGGCGGGATTGCTGCTCGTGGGATGAGGCGTCACGGTGGGATAAAGCGTGGTGATGGGGAAACCGCGCAGGTTATCCTCGACACGGCGGCCATAGACCACGTCATTCTCATCGAAGTAGAACACCTCGAAGGGCAGGTTCATCGCCTTGCTCAACGACGCGGCCAAAGCGGCATCATGCTGCGCAAGGGTGAAGGTGTCGGTGCGGGCGCCGATGTTGGTGACCTGGTTGCCACCATAGCCGACAGCACTCACGTTAGGCTCACCGCCATCCTTCGCGTACTCAACAAACGTCATGATGGGCATGAGCCTGTTGGGACGGTCGGCATGGCAAGCCTGCTTGATGGACGAGGCGGTAGCGGACGTGGGCCAGTTCATGCCCTGCTCAACGACGATTGCACCAACAATCTTCGCGAAATCGAGCGGACACTGCGACTTACCGGTGTTCAGCTCACCGCGCTTGCAGTTACGAATGAATCTCATTTTCTTATGCAGTTTTGAATTTTAACTTTAACTTGCAGATTAACGATGTTGATGGCGTCAATGGGCTCGCTCACTGCGTTGCCTGAAGCATCGGTGTAAGCCCCGTATCGGCCATAAGAGTAGTTCTCGGAGTAATCATGCGGTATCTTGCCGCCATAGCCCCAGTCGAGACGGCGGTCACGCTCCAGCACCTCCATCAGCCTCTTGTATATCGGCCGCAGGACGTTCTCGAACGAATAGACCTTGCGCTGCTCGTTGCTCCACTCCTTCGTGCTTGAACAGGCTATGAGCAAGCTGACCTTCGCCGTGGTGTAGAACTGGTGGCTCACCGGGTCCTCCTGGTTGCGCTTCTCCTTGATGGGAGCGAACAGGCAGACCACGGGGAACTTGCTGACGCTCGTCTCCTCTGCCTTGGTCTTGTCATCGAGGTCATCCTTGAAGTACCGGGCATTGCCGAACACATAGGAAATCTCGGGATCGCGGACCTCGACAAACTCGGCGGGGTCAAGCGCACTCGGCATGACGATGGTCAAACCATTGCCTACCTGTGCCACCACATCGGCGAAGATGTCAACTATCTCGCTGCTCATAGGTTGAAGGGGTTGATGCGGGTTACCATGTTGTCAGACACCGCAGCAAGACAGTAGGGAGCGGCGGTCTGTCCCGCCGCCCATGCCTTAAAGCGGATGTTCCTGTTCACCATCTCGTTCCACACGGCACACTGGCGATGGATGGGCGCCACGGTCTCGTTCTCGTTCTTCCAGATGACAATGCCGCGGTCGGTGGACTGCGTGTTGGCATCACGGAGGATGTAGAAAAAGACGTAATCGGCGAACGACTCACGCAGCTTGTCGCACAACAGCTCGTAGCCTTCATTGACGACGAACTCGCTCTGCTCCTCTGCGGGCTCCTCTCCACCGTCGGCGGGCTGGGCAGTGGCCGCTGCGGCCTCCGCCTCGTCCTTCTCCACCAGGTAAGCGTTAATCGACGCGGCCAGATCGTCACCCAGCATCTCGCAAAGGAACGCGAGCTGGTAGTGGCTGATATAGCCCATGATGAACTTGTTTACACTGACAGAGTTCTGTGACGGTGTAGCGTTGGTCGAGGCATTGAGAATGTGCCTCGGTCCGCTGGTGAAATATGAAACATCTATAAGCATGGCTTCTCCTACTTCTTCTTGCTCGTTGACTTCTTAGGTGCTGCCTCCTTGGTGTCCTCCTCGGCGGGTGCATCCTTGGCGTCAGCCTCAGGCGCTACGTCCTTGGCATCCTCCACTGCGGGAGCCTCCTTGGTGTCCTCCTCGGCGGGTGCATCCTTCTCGTCGGTAACGGGTACCTCGGGAGCTTCGGGCGCTTCCTCCTGCTGGGTCTCCTGCTCGGGGACTACAGGGGCTGCTTCCTGCTCGGGCATCTCCTCGGGGATTTCCTCGGCCTCCTGCACGGTAACCTCGGGGCGGTTCTTCTGAACATCATCCGCAAGAGGGGTTACTTTGATTTCACCCCTCGCAATGCGGATGCGGTTCTCTTGAAGCACCTTGCCTACGGAACGGCCTTCAATGATGTACCTCATGTTATGATACCGTTACGACGCAGACGTCGGTGTACGTGTTCGTGCCGTCGCTGATGCTGGCGGTGATGATGGCCGTGCCTGCGGACTTACCGGTCACAACGCCGTTGGCAACAGTGGCCTTGGTGCTGTCGCTCGAGGTCCAGGTGATGGACGTGCCGAGGGGCTTAACCTGGTAGCTCAGTTCCACGGTGTCGCTGCCGCTGGTGTGGCCAACGGATGCGGTGGGCTGAACGTAGATGGCATAGTCGGTCGGCTTGGTGATGGCAGCCTTGAGGGTCTCGAGGTCGCCATAAGCAAATGCCCAAGGATTGTAAATCGGGAAGATGATCTCCTCCTGAGCGATGAGCACTACCTGGTTGGTCAGCTTGGACTCGATGTCCTCTGCCCACTCGAGGCTGAGGTTGGTGTAGTCCACGAGGGCGGCAGCCATGGCGGAGAAGTCACCGATGAGGTACTTGCCAGCGGGGATGCCGTCGTACTCGATGATGGGACGACCAGCGATGTACTTCACGCCGCCGTTGTCCTGAATAAGGCCGAGGTTGCGGCCCAGGGTGTCCTTCTCACTCTCAATGATATTGACAGTGATGGGGTTCAGCACGATGGCGGTGGGCTTGTACTGAGCATAGGTCATCACGGCAAACGCGGTCTTGATGACGTCGAAGCTGTTGGGCTCGTCGATGCTCTGGAAGCCGCCGTTGTTGACGGTGAAGGTCATCGAAGCCACGCCAGTCTCGGTGCCGCTCAGGGTCAGGCCCGGGATGAGGATTTGGCGGTCGTTCATCTTGATAACATCGTGGGTGGCGTTCAGACCCGTGTTGACAACCGCGTTGGCGAAGGTGATCTTCATGCCGTCGAGGATGGTCGGCTGCGGGTTGGTGAACTCTACCACGATGCCCTGCTGGGCCTCACTGTTGACGGTGCTCAATGCGCTAACGGCATGAACACTGCCAGCGGAACCAGTCACGATGGAGTCGGTGATGATGCTCTCGATGCTGACGCATCCGCTCTTCTTGGTGATACCCTCGAGGTTCTCACCGTTGCCGTCACCAAAGAGGATGTTCCAGTCCTCAGCCATGTAAACTGCCTCGGGCAGCATGGCAACGATGAAGGACTTAACGTATGCACGGCTCTTGAGCATGCGCTTGCTGATGGCAAGGAACGTACCCAGACGCTTCACGCTTACGTTCTGCTCCTTTACCTTGATGTGGGACTGGCTCAGGCGGCCGTTCTCGCTGAAGTAGCGGGCGTTGCGGTCAACCAGCTCAATCTCCGTGAAGGCGAGGTTGGGATAGGCGGGGTCACCTGCCAGCGAGGTCAGGATGTCGCGCATGTGCAGACGCTTGGGAGCGTACTTGTTGGCAACGACACCGAGCTGGTCGGTGATGAGGTGGGTACCGGTGTAGTCGTTGGTCATGCTGTCGGGCGTGATGTCCTTCAGCGAGAAACCGTTGAACTTGCCGGTCTTGCGGCTCTTGTCATCGAGGAAGTCCTGGAACTTCTCGCTCTCGTACATCTCGTCGATGAGGCGCGAGAAATTGGAGAGCTGTCCGTTGGTCACGCCTACGGACTTCATCTTGGCGATGTTCTCGCCCAAAGTCTTGATCTGGGCGGCCAGCTCCTTGATTTCGTCGTCGGCCTTGGTCTGCTGACGCTCCTCGAACTCCTTAACCGTGGCGTTGACGAGTTCAGTGACCTCATCCTTGGAGATGGTGCCAGTCATCGCCTTGTCCACGATTTCCTGCATCTTGCCCTCGATTTTGTCGAGGAAAGCCTTCTGCTGGGCTTCAAGTTCTTCTTTGTTCATTTCTCTGATTGTTTTAATGAAAAGGTTATTAACTAATCTTATCACTTAGACCGTCCCAAAAAGACTGAGTGCCCTCGTCGGCGGCTCCTTTCTCGGTTTCGGGTCCCTCCTCCTTCGGAGTGTCTGCTGACGGCTCCTCGGTCGACTTACCCTCATCGGGATTGTCCTGAATAAGTTTGTTTGCCTGGTACACCTTACCCCAGCAATGGGGGCAGCGCACGTAGTTCATGAAATCCTCAATGCTCTTGGTAGTGATGTTCTGCACTCCGCCCTCCTTTGACGCGATGGCATCAATCAGGGCAATCACCTCGGCACGGATTTCGGGCGCAAGCTCGTTAACACGGTCCCATGCGGCATCCTCGGCCACCCATTCGATGTAACGGTTGGCGATCTCGATAACCTGCTGCTGGAACGTGTGCAGCTGCTCATCGTCAAAGTCAAACTGGTGGCCGCAATAGGGGCAGGTGACGATGTTCCCGCCGTTCAGGGCCTTCAACATCAATGTCAAGTCCATATCGAATTTCCTGCTTAACTGGTCGGTGAGATTGCACTTGGTCAAGGCCTGTCGCATGTACTCAACGGCATGGCGCACCTGCTCGTCGGTGGCGCTCTTGATGTTCACCAGGAACGTCGAAGGATTGGCACCCCAGCCCATCAGGGTGGAGTACTCGTACAGACGCCACTCAAGCACTTTGGCGGGGTTCTCCTCGTCACGCTTGATGGCTGTCACGCCGATGGAGTGCTCCATCTCGTGGCCGCACTCGGCATTCAGCTTGTACAGCTCCAGCACGTCATGACCCAGCGAGGTGTTCTTGGCAATCCTGCCCGTCATCACCAGGTGGGTGTCGGTCTCGTAACCCTCGACGGGCACACCGATCTGCTTGTGCACGTCATGGTCGAGGAACCACTTCAAACGCTTGAAGCCCTCCTTCAGTGTCTTCTTGAACGAGCCGGGCATGGAAATGTCGCCCTGGCTGTCCATGATGTTAAACCCGTTGACCGCAACAGTTACCAATCCTTCCTGCTCGTCAACATCCTTGGTCTGAACGCCGTACCAGTTACCCTTGTACAGCACTTCCTTCTTTTGGTTGTTGGTTTGTCCCATCTTCCTGTTGTTGATTATTGTTGTTAGTAAATGATGAATTGAAAATCTTTGCCACTGTCGCAAGTTCCTCATCGGTCATCTGCCACTTCAGCTTGCTCGCCAGCGGAAGCTCCGACTCCTCAATCATGGCTTCGCCGATCTGGCCGCGCCAGTCGTTGAGGGTGATGAGGCCCTTGTTGAACTGCTCCAGGCAACGCTCGTTGACGAGCTTCTTCACTTCCTCCGCCTCCTTCAGGCCTTCCTGCAGACAGTCAACGCCGGAGAAGTCGCAGTCAAGGTAGTACTTGCTGCCGCCCTCCTCCATGCGCAGGAAGGTCGTGAAGTCCTTGCAGAAACGCTTGGCCAACGGGATGACGACTGATGAGTACACAGCCTTCTCCGCTGTCGCCTGGTTGCTGAACGTCGCCTGGTCCTTGCGGGGAACAAGCACGCTCGGGATGCCGTAGGCACCCGCTATGGTGATCGCATCAGCCAAGGTCTCGTCAAAAGGCTGCAGCTCGCTGATGCTGAGGTTCGTCCTAACAAATGACATGGGGATGTTCGAGACACCGAACGGGAACTGTCCCTCGCTGAAGCCGTAGGTGTCGGTGAGTTCCTTCACGAACGCCTTCTTCTCGTCGCTGGTCATGGCCACAGTGCCAGCCTTGTCCTGCTGCTGCTGGACGATGAAGCCCACACCGCCGCGCTTGATGTAGATGATGTTACGGGCGGAGTACACGGCAATCAGGTTGCCGATGGGCTTCTTCAACGGGGCGAGACGGCTCATGGCCTTCAGGAAGCCGACGCGGCCGCCGTAGCTGGGCAGGCCGTCGCGGTCATGCCACACTTGGTATGACGGTATCAGCTCGGAAATCTTGTCACCGAACGCCAGGCGGTAGCCTGCAACGATGTCGTCAATGCCGTTGGGCGTGACACTGAACAACGGCAGGTTGTAGTGCCTGATAGGCTCCACCTGCACCTTGCTGCTCGGCAGGTTCCAATAGGTGTCGCAGTACTTCCACTTCAAGGCTTCCGCATCCAGGTGGTCACCCATCGCAGCACGCACAAAGGCGTTGCCGGTGCAGAGCTTGTACACGAAGTGGTTGTAGATGAACTCGTACCAGCCCATCAGGCAGTTCGGGTTGTTCAGTATGCCGTTCACGGGATGTGACAGACGCCACACCACGCTGTCGTCACTCGAACGCCTCACGACGAAACTCGCACCAGCGACGCGGCTGGCGATGAAGTCTATCGGCCAGAACACCTCGGGGACCGTGGCGAACAGCGTCAGGAAATTGTCGCCGGCATACTTCGGGTGGAGGATGCCCTCCAGCACCTCGGTGGCCAACGCGCTGTAGTTCGTCGCGCTCGGTGCGTTGGTGACAACAGGAACGTCGGACAGCTGCTGGCCGCTGCCGTCCTTCTTCCTCATCGGGAATATGTCTCGTAAGTTAAATCCCATGTCAGTCGTTTTGTGCAAATGTAAATTTTTCGCTTTTCGGTTACTTCAATTTCTTGAAATCTCAAAAAGCGAAACAGTTACAAAACAGTATCTAAAAAGCTATGAAACACGAAATTATATCGTGTTGAACCGCAAAGTCTAATTTTTTATGACATACGAAACAAAGCCGCTGAGCAGCACGCTGGCCTCGATGTCACTACCCTTGTCTGCATTGTAGTCCAGCAGGTGGGTGACGAACTCGGAATAGTCGGGGCTATCGTTGACGGCCGTCTCGTTGAACAGCACACGGGACTTGACGAAGTCGCTCGTCGCGGCTATGCGCCTGGCAGGATCGTGTTCCTCATCGCATATCCTCACGGGCATGCCTGCCGTCGCCCTCAGCCTGCGGACGAACTGGTAATAGGCGTCACCGCACTCGACGATGCACATGTCACCGTCACGGCTCTCGACGGCACCTGCTATCTCATCCGTCGAGGTGTTCTCATGGTACACCACATCCACCACACGCCAGTGATCGCCGACCAGCACACCCTCAAGCAGGCAGAAGCGCCCGCCGATGTTCGGCAGCACATACAGCACACGGCGGGTGGCCACCGCACTGTCGGCCGTTGCGGGATTGTAGAAGTGGATGGCACCGTCACGGGCGAACAGGTTGCGCTTGCGGCGGTTGCTGAACAGGACGTAGTTCTCACGCAGCAGGTCATGGACCACATAGCGGAACGTGTCAGACAGGTGGCCGTGCTCCTCATAGGTCTGGTTGGTGGTCTTGTTCTTGACCTTGGTCTTGAGGATGGCGCCGTTGGCATCTTTCTGCACGCTCAGGTAGTCCTCTATCGACACCGGGCACTCCTTGCCGATGGTGATGGAGATGTCGGGAACTGTCCCCTCGAAGATGGCGTTGATGAACTCACCAGTCATCGCCACTGACGGGTTCTTGTCACCCACACAGTCCACGACTTCCACCCCTTCACCCTCAAGCGTGAAGATGAACAGGTCGAGCCACGACCGCTTGTCATCGTCGATTGTGTTCGCCGCCCTGGTGCTGGCATCACCATGGAGATACAGCTTGTCGGCATACCCGAGTGAGCGCAGCCGCTGGGCTGTGGCCTTGGCGGCACGCTTGACGGTGTTGTCAGGGCTCTCGGCGCACAGCTCACCGAACTGCACGATGCGCTGGCCATCCTCGGTGAGGTATTGCCAGAACGAGACGGAGATGTATGGCAGCACGTTGTTGTCGACACTGACGTGGATGGGGTAGTCGGGGTCGTATGCCGTGACAGCCGTGTGCCTGCCGATGTTGAACGAGCCGAAGAACTCGCTGCCTGTGCGGATGACTCCCCACTCACCGAGGGCATAGATGCGGTAGTAGTCGGGGTCGCTCTGCCTGTCCTTCTCGAAGTCGGCCACACACTGCTCATCGTAGTAGCCATACGTCCCATCAGGGGAACCGACTACCCAAAAGTTGTTCATGTAGGTGGACTGGATGATGACGGTGTCGGGCGCATGGTCCTCCATGGCTCCAGTGCTCGGGTTGATGTAGGTCTTCGGCTCGTTCATCCGCAGGGACTTCACCTCGGTGAACCTGGCAGGGATGCGGCGGCCGTCGATGGTGACACGCATGGAGACGTCGTGCCACTTCTCGCTGTCAAACCATGACTTCTTTATCCAGTGCGTCTCACGGATGGGGTTGAAGGTGGCGCTGATCTGCTGGCCTTCCTTACCGCGCAGGCGCTTGCGTATCTGCTTGAAGTCGCTCTCCTCGAACTCGCTGAACTCCTCCAGGTGCACGCGCTTGTAGTTGGAGATACCCTTGATTTTCTCGGGATCGTCCAGGCCGCTGAAGTCTATCCTCGCGCCGTTGTAGCCGCAGCGGATGGAGTTGCGGGTGAACTTGAACCACTCGTCCATGTGCAGCTGCTTGCACGCCACACGGAAGTCCTCATAGATTGACTTCTCGATGGATGCGCCGACCTTACGGAAGACGAGGGTGTTCTCGCCGTCGAACATCGTCATCATCAGGATCACCTGGGCGGCGCTGTACGACTTGGCGGACGATGAGCCGCCATAGAGGATGATGAAACGCACGGACGGCTCACGCATGAAGCGCATGAGCTGCCACCCGTTCGGATTGAACATCCGGTAATCGTAGCGAAAAACCACCTCTTTTGACATTTTGCTCTATCTCCCTTATTTGACACTTGCCACACTTTTGCCGAGTTTTGACAACATTTTGCCAAAACTTCCCTTGTGTGACATTTTGCTATTGCTCGGGCTCGTCATCCTCGGGCAGTCCCGAGAAGTCCATGACGTGCTTGCCCTCGATGGCCATGTTGCCTCCCATCTCGACTTTCTTCGGTGCCTCCCAGCCGTTCATCGAGGCAAGCAGCTTGGCTGCCTCGGTCTTTCCGTTGAACTCGTAGGACACCTCGCCGCGCTTGTTCTTGATCTTCTTCAAGGCTTTGCGCAGGTGCACTGGCATCTGGTTGGGAGCCTTCAGCTTCGGCTTGCCAGTCGCCTCGTCGATGTAGTACATGTCGGTGGGGTCAACCTCCACGATGCCCATGAGGACTTTCTCGACCTTCGCACGGTCCACCCTGGTGGCCTCGGCGTACTCCTCCATTAGCTCCTCGACCCTATGGGCGACCTTTGGGTTGTCAAGCAGCTTGCATGCGCAGTCCCACACGGTGCTCTGCTTCATGTTGGCGCAGTTGTAGGCAAGGCGGTAGGCCTCGCTTGCGTTGCCTATCTCGACGTAGTTGCGGCAGAACTTCTCCTGCTTGGGCGTTAGCGGTCTTGTGTTGTCTTTTTGCTG